AAATTGGAGAAGAATGGGATTCCATATGAACGGAGATATTGATTATTTCTGGATTGGTGGTGACGAAAACAGATGGTTCTATTTAAGACAAAAATCAACAGGTATGTTATGGAACCACGATGGTAACTATGGTACTTATGGTGGTCGTGGTATGTCAGTTGAATCAAATAGTTACTGGTATCAATCAGGTGGTCAACCTTCACAATTTATTCACATTAAAGGTCCTAAATGGCCAGTTAATGTAGTTTGTGTAGAACAAAATAGAGGTGATGGTTCATACATTTACGAATATCCTATGATATTAGATGACGCTGGTATGATGTGGGGTGGTGCTCCATATAGTAACAGCTGGCACGGTCTAGGTGGTTCTTCAAGTAACAGCGACCAATGGACAAACGGTGGTAGAAATTCATCTGGTCAGACTATGGAAGATAACGAAATGTTTAGAACTCGTAAGAAACCTGTTCCAACACCTTCTGGTGGAGTTAGATGGACAGACTTACACGCATTTGGTAGAGCAAGTGCTGGTATGCACGCCGCCCTTAATCAAAGAGGTCAGTTATACTGGACAGGATATGATGGTGGTAGCTCGGTAACATTACACTATGATTACTATTCTGAAGGTGCTGATAGTAACCAGACGCAATACTTCTTCCACTTGGGTCCTAGAGACTAATATAAATAATTATTATATAAGACTTAATAAGTCTTTTACATTAAACAATTGAGGTGAAAATGAAACTAGTACAAGAGTTTGTCGAAGTGGCTCGTAAGAATTACGAAACACATCCGTTTATCGAAAGATATAAAAATCAAAAATTAAAATATATAGAGGTAGTCGGTACTTTCTTGTTTAATCAAGTTAGTATCGTCTCCACTATTGAGCATTTTGCACACGAACTTGGTATCACAAAAGACTTTCCCGAAGTCTATATTGCAAATAATTTAAGAGAAGAATACGAAAAGAACTGGCCTTTTGAATACAACAAAGAGGATAAACCTTTTGTTGCACCTGCCTTTATGTTTACTTCTGAAGAGTATTGTACTTATCTTAAAAGTATTAAAGATGATAAAGAAAAAATACTTTCACACTTATGGGCGATACATAGTGAAATACATAAAAATCAAAAATCTTCAGTATTACTTGATAAACTTAATAGTGCTTTTGAAGAAGCATTTAATGGTGAGAGACGAAATGAAATGTTAGAAGAAGTTAAAGTATCTTGGACATTTAAACAACAACTATTAGGTGATATGGAAGCACACGAAGATTATTGGGCAAATGTAAAACCTTTAACTGATATGGCAAATATAGCAGTTAAAGAGATTGCCAAAAAAGAAGGTGAAGATGAAACTGGTGGTAAAGACGAAACAGAAGACGCTATGGTAAGAGCAGGTCTTATGGCAAACGCTGTTAGATTTAAAACAATTGATTTAGACAATGTACCTGAAGAATACAAAGAAATGGTTGAAAGTGATTTAAAAGAACAAAAGAAAAAAGAAGAAGAGTTAAAGAAAACACTTGAAGAAGCACCTACAAGATGAAGACACTAAAAGAACTTACTTGGGAACATCATAAAGAAGCAGAAAGACAAGAGTTTGTAAAAATATTAATGTCAGGTAAAATAAATCCTGAACTATACGCAAACTATCTTTTTAATCAACATCAATGTTATAATATGCTTGAACCTCTTGCAATGGCAGAAGGTTTATTAGATAAGTTTCCTATGATAAGAAGAGCACCAGAAATCAAAAAAGACTTTGACGAACTCTGGACTTATTCTCATAAACCAGAAATAATGCAATCTACTGAAAAGTATGTTAGATATTGTACTGAAGTTTTAAGAGATTGTCCTGAAAAGATTATGGCACATATCTATGTTAGACATATGGGCGATTTATCTGGTGGTCAAATGATTAGAAGAAAAGTACCTGGTCTAGGTAAAATGTACAAATTTGATATTAATAAAAATGCTGAATACGGTGTTTCTTTTGATAGTATACAGCAACTAAAAGATGAAATAAGACTATCAATAGATAGTCATTATGTTTACAATGACGCTAGCACAGCAACTGAAAATGTAAATAATGTTGTTTACGAAGCAAGAACTTGTTTTGGTTTTGCAACTAATTTATTCAAAGATATGTTAGCGTTTTTAAAAAGAAATGAAAAGAGGTTTGGTGATGGCACAACGAAGTAGAATATGGCAGATGTTAGAAGAAACAACTCAACACCTTATGAATAAGTTTGGTGAAGAGAAAGGTAGTAAAGAAATAATTGAACCAGGTATGGCAAAATTTAATCGACCTGAAGATGGTTGGATTAATAGAGTTTGGGAAACACCTGAAGCAAGAAGATGTCATATAGATGTAGTTGACGCTAGAGAAACTAAAAAACTTTATATGTTTCATTGTGTAGTTATACCACACTTTCATACACCAGCACCTATATGGGGTTTAGATGTAATCGCAGGACCTAATAAAGTTACAGGTTTCTTCCACGATTGGTCTCCGTTATCAGGTAAAAGACAAGTTGACCATCCTATGGTAGAGTGGTTTGAAAAAGAAAGTAAAAATTCTTATACACCATCTAAAGTTAGAGAACTGCCTGATTGGGCATTAGAAATCTTTAGTCCTGGTATGGTTGCCGCTGGTAATATACAAGATGAAAGAGAACTTACGGCTGCATTAAGTTTAGCGTGTACGGCTTTAGGTCCTTACTTTACTTTATTAAGAAGATATAAAAGAGATTTTGAGAAAAATAAAAATATCAATAACGAGCAGGAAGTAAAAGAAGCACAAAATAGATATGCAAAGTTTCAAAGAGAAAATCCTCATACACCAAGAACAATGAAGGCACTAGGATTACCTGAAAAAGACATAGAAGAATTTTGTACAGACGCATTATTTCCTTATGTGGAATAATGGAACATTTAGATAAATTTCAACAAGTAATTAAAGACTACAAAGATGATGGTCGTTATAGAACATTTAACGACATTATAAGAAAACGAGGCGATTATCCTAACGCCATCTGGTATTCAAAATACTCAATCAAAAATATTGTTAACTGGTGTTCAAATGATTATCTAGGTATGGGTCAACACTCATATGTAATTGATAGTATGAAAACAGCACTTGAAACTGCTGGTGCAGGTGCAGGTGGAACTAGAAATATATCAGGCACAACACATTATCATAATGCGTTAGAAAGAGAACTTGCATTATTACATAAAAAAGAAAGTGCTTTAATTTTTACATCAGCGTACAATGCCAATCAAACAACTTTAGAAACTATGGGTAAAGTTATACCTGATATGTTGTTTATATCAGACGAACAAAATCACTCTTCAATAATACAAGGATTAAGGCATAGTAAATGTAGAAAAGAAATATTTAAACATAATGATGTACAAGATTTAGAAAGTATATTAATGTCTAATCCAGGACCTAAATGTGTTGTATTTGAAAGTGTATATTCAATGGACGGTGATATAGCACCTGTAAAAGAAATAGTTGATATATGTAAAAAGTATAATGCAATATCTTATATTGATGAAGTACACGCTGTAGGTTTATATGGTGAGACTGGTGCTGGTATTTGTGAGAGAGACAATGTTGATGTAGATATTATAAATGGTACACTTGCAAAAGCATATGGTGTACAAGGCGGATATATTTCAGGAAAGAGAGAGTTTATTGACGCAATAAGAAGTTTGGCAAGTGCTTTTATTTTTACTACAAGTTTAAGTCCAGTAATATGTGCTGGTGCATTAACTAGTATTAAATATGTAAAAGACCATCCAGAATTAAGAGAGAAATTACAAGAAAGAGCGAAAAAGACAAAAGAAGAAATCGAAAGACAAGGTATAGAAGTATTAAAAAATGATAGTCATATTGTACCTGTTATTATAGGTGACGCTAAAAAATGTAAAGCAATATCAGATGAACTTTTGTATAAAGAAGGTATCTATGTACAACCTATTAATTATCCAACGGTTGCTGTAGGTACTGAAAGATTACGATTTACGCCAACGCCTCTACATACAGACGCACATATTTTTGATATGGTCGTTAAATTAAAATCAGCAATAAGAAGATGTGGTAAAAAGAAATGAATATAGAAGAAGAAATAAATTGGATATTAGTAGACGGAGGCAACGGTTTAGATGTGCTTTGGTTTCTACTCTTACATAGTCCGTTTATACAAGGTTTAGTCTCCCTAGGCCTCCTTATCGCCGTCCTATGCGTATATTTTGACAAAGATGATGAAACTAGTAAGCATATTAAAGACGATACTTCTCATATGTTATAAATATTGCTAAAGAAGGATAAAAACTATGGCGATTCCAAGTACACGACAAACATTAATTTCATACGCTAAAAGAGCGTTAGGGCATCCTGTTATTGAGATAAATGTTGATGATGACCAAGTAGATGATAGAGTTGATGAAGCATTGCAATATTATCAACAATATCATTATGATGGTATCAGAAGAACATATTTAAAATATCAATATACACAGGCTGACAAAACTAGAATACTAGCAGATACTTCTGAAGGTGTAACAAAAAATAGTGTTACAACATCTTGGAAAGAAGGCAATGGTTATATTGTTGTACCTGAAAGTGTAATATCTGTAATCAATCTTTTTCCTTTTTCTAATAAAGGAAACTTAAATTTATTTGATGTTAGATATCAATTAAGACTTAATGACTTATACGATTTTTCATCAACTAGTGTTATCAATTACGACATAGTATTAAGACAATTAGATTTCCTAGACCATATATTAGTTGGTGAAAAACCATTAAGGTTTAATCAACACGACAATAGATTATATGTTGATATGGATTGGGAAAACGATTTACAAGTAGGTGAATATCTTGTAATAGAAGCATATAGAAAATTAGACCCGGACACATATACAGATGTCTACAATGACATATGGTTAAAAAGATATACAACTGCTTTAATTAAAAAGCAATGGGGTGCAAACTTATCAAAATTTAATGGAGTTGCAATGATAGGTGGGGTAACTTTAAATGGTCAACAAATTTATTCAGAAGCAATGGCAGACCAAGAAAAGTTAGAGACTGAAATTAGAACTTCTTTCGAGTTAAACCCTGCTATGATGATAGGATAAAAAAACAATGGCCGTTAATCATTACTTTCAAGGCGGCGATGGCATAGGTTCAGACGCTGAAAAGCGACTACACGAAAACTTAATTATAGAGAATTTAAAAATCTATGGTCACGCTGTTTATTACTTACCTAGAACTCTAGTAAATAGAGACCTAATTTTAGGCGAAGATTCTGCGTCTAGGTTTGATGATAGTTACTTGATTGAAATGTATTTTGAAACGACAGAAGGTTTCCAAGGCGAACAAGAAATAATCAGTAAGTTTGGTTTAGAAGTAAGAGACGATACAACTTTTGTTGTTTCTAAAAGAAGATTTTTAGAACAAGTTGATGACCCAGCAAACTTGATGATTGATGGTAGACCTAACGAAGGTGATGTAATTTACTATCCTTTAATGAATAAGTTTTTTGAAGTTGCGTTTGTTGAAGACCAAGAGCCATTTTTTCAACTAGGTAACTTACCAGTTTACAAATTAAGATGTAAAACTTTTGAATATTCAAGTGAAGAATTTAATACAGGTCATCCTGATATTGATACTGCTGATGATAGAAAATCACTTGATACAACTTTACAATATCAATTTTTACTTGAAGATGGCACATTTAGTAGAACTTCATCAAGTGGTAGATTATTATTAGAACAAGGTGACAAACACGGTAACCCAATGTATTTAATACAAGAAGAGTTTGATGATACTACAACTGACGGAGACGCTGCTACAACTATTCAAACTAAATCTGTATATGCTGATAATTTAGATTTAGATACTGAAGCAGGCTTTGATACTGCAACGGTTTCAGATGATATATTAGACTTTACAGAAGCTAACCCATTTGGAGATGTTAAATAATGTTCGGAACACATTTTTATAACGAAGGTTTAAGAAGACTAACTATTGCGTTTGGTCAAATATTCAATGATGTAGTTGTACAAAATAAAGATAAAAACGGTAGTGTTGTTAAAAGATTTAAAGTACCTTTAGCATATGCACCTAAAGAAAAATTTATTGTTAGACTTACACAACAACCTGATTTACAAGACCAACAATTTTCTACTATATTGCCTCGTATGGGTTTTCAGATTACTAATTTACAATATGACGCAAGTAGAAAATTAAACAAGTTAGAAAAAATCAGAATGCCTAAAACTGATGGCACGGCAAATGAACAATCTAAAAAAATGGATTTTAATTTTAGTCCTGTGCCATATAATATAACTTATCAGTTGTTCATTTTTACTGCAACTGCTGAAAATGGTTTACAAATTGTAGAACAAATTGTTCCTTATTTTCAACCTGATTATACGGTTACAATAAATATGATACCTGATATGAATATCAAGCGTGATGTTCCTATTGTTTTAGGTGATATACAATATGAAGATAATTATGATGGTGATTTCAATGCTAGAAGAGCAGTAATCTACACTATGGAATTTACTGCAAAAA